TCGCTGATCTTGGCAGCAGTCAGCGTCGGGATGTCTGCGGCTACCAGCAGTCGGAACGTCGGAGCCCCGGTGCTGCCGTTCGGCGCGATGAAGACGGTGTTTGCCGACTGGTTGGCCAGCGTGCCGGTCAGAGTGCCGGTGCCCGTGACAGGCGAGTTCGAGACCGTAATGAAGCTCGGCAGGCTCAGCCCAACGCTGGTAACGGTGCCAGTGCCGTAGCCCTGCGATTTTACAAATGCGGTAGTTGCTAAGCGTGTCGAGTTATCTGTATTCGCCTGCGTGACACCAACAGCGCTACTGGCCCCTGTTCCAGTAAAGTTTATGGTTCCACTTAAGGTCTTATTGCCAGTTATCGTCTGAGTCGTACTCAGGGTGGTAAATGCACCCGGTCCCGCAATCGAGAGAATGGAGGTGGCTGATCCGCCAGCGCCGCCGGTGCCAACACCATAGTAAAGGGTAGAATCTTGCTCGTTAAAAGCTAATTCCGCATTCGCGAGAGATGAGGGTGCCCCGGCGCTTCCGCCAGCAAGACGCCTTTTGATACGTACTGTGTTAGCCATCCAGGGGAGAGTCGCTTATCTATTTTTCCTAAATAGAAAGATTAAAAATTTCCACCATCGGTAAGTGTTATGGTTGTATTTTGATCATTTGCTACAAATTGTCCAGCGCTTTGGTTCCACACCAGAACGCTTTTGTCAACTTTATTTGTAGTATTTACATCTGCAAGTCCAGCCAGTGTAGAGGAACCTATCGGTCCTTGCGGGCCCACTGGCCCCTGAGGACCTTGCGCACCGATTACTCCTGTCTCAATAACTTCAACAACTGGTTCGAGCCCGATATTGACGATCGCATTGTCGCCTTCGTCGACCGTAACAGTCGCTACGCTCTCGACAATCTCAATAGCCGGATCAGGCACCTGCATCCTCCGGGGCGGTCAGTCCAGGATCGACAGTTACCAATCCCTCGATCCAATAATCTCTAGTTTGATCTCCGTAAACTACCATCAAATCCCAGGATGCTGCTTTTCTTAATGGCGTCGTATCCTCCCAGTCCAAAATCATGTCGAATTCACCATCGACCAGATCAGTTATATCGATCTCAAAATCTGCAACCTTGTTCCGCCTTTTTGCGTCCCAGATTTGGGCAAAGACCTGATGACCCGTTAGATTAATTGGCAGCGTAATATGCCTCTTAAATGTAGCCCGCTGATATATAGTAATATCGTACCTTGCGGGAACCACTGCTAATAGCGTCGCTAGAATAGTTTACCTGTAAGCAATAAAAAGGAGGCCTCTAAAGGCCTCCAGGTATTGCGATAACTAAAGGTTGATCAGAGAGCAGCCGTGGCATCAACGTTAACCAGGCGGGCAGCAGCGCGGCCGTTCATCAGAGCCATGCCACAGTACCACTCAACACGAGTCACCAGGGTCGGGGAATCGGTTGCTTCACCCAGATCACGGACCTGAGGACCACCGTTCTGGATGCCAGTCAGCAGATCGTTACCGAAGGCCACCACATAGATGGACTGATCGGTGGTGTCGCTGTCCAGGATGGCAACGTTCAGGTGATCGCGGTCGATCTCCAGCACGGGCACACCGCCGTAGAACAGTTGCTGATAACCGAAATCGTTACGCTCGATGTCGATCTGGCTGTTGGAGCGAGCCACCTTGCTCAGATGACGACGAGCAGACTTCGACATCACCAGATACTTCTGGCCGCCTTGGGCGTCCACAGCATCCAGGGCCTCGTCAAGAGCGCCCAGGTCAAGGGCGTCGGGGCTGGCAGCGTTCTGGATGTACTGGCTGGAACCGGAAGCGATGCGATTGGCAAGGCCATCGAACTCAGCGGCGCTGCTGTTGGAGTCACCGTTGATGAACAGTCCTTCAAAGCACAGACGCATTGCGCGGGTCTTGGCCTGGATCTGATAGGCACGAGCTTCGGGGCCTTCCAGGTCCACGATGGCGCGATCAACTTTGATGTCACCACCGAACAGCTTCAGCGCTTCGCTTTGCTGCTTGACGGTGGCATAGCTTTCGGTATAGCCATCGTTGAAGGCACGGAAGCCCACGTCGCCGAGGGACTCTTCACGCTTCCAGAACAGACCGTTGCCCTGAACTTCACGGAAGGGCATGTTTTGGAGCAGAGGACCAGCGGCGAGCTCGGTGATGATCGCCAGTTCCTGAGGATTGGTCGAATGCTTCTTGGCTTCGACAAGAGTAAGGGCCATGATTACTTAAGTAGAGTTGGATGATTTAGGAGAGGAAAATCGCTTTTGGAATGTCACATTCCTACAGCGCTAGACCCTCCCCGCTCGGTCATCACAACCAGGTCAGGGCTGGGTACTTCAATCTTATGTTACCAAAAAGATGTAGGCCGCTCAAAAAGGCAGTGAATCAGCTCAGGGCTGAAAACTTCGTGAATTAAGTCGGCCCACATTATTATGCCAACCTCGGATTAACCGAATGCGCGTTGGAATAGTTCATCCCGACTGAGTGAAGAAAGGTCTTCGCCGGTAACACCATTGGTGTCAGTGCCGCCGTAGCCAATCCCAGCACCCGATCCCTTATTTCCTTTGAAAAAAGTACCGTAAATTGGATGGGTTTTGAATTGACCCAGGTAGTCTTCTGGGTTAACGCGACGGCCCGAATCTTTGTCCAAAATCGGATCACCAGCATTATCAACTACGGTGACATTACCGTCAGCTTCGAGGCGGAATTGGCCA